CGGCGTGGGTAACTTTTTCCAACTCTGAGCTTAAATTTGAAGAAAGGGTGCAGTTTATGACAAAAAGCAACTGGAAAAATCTAATAAACAAACAGATGGCTGCACTCGGTGTGCAGAACAGCGCATATAATTCGGCGATTGAAACACTTGCGGGAATCCTGGAGCAAAGGGATAAAACCTTTAAAGAGTTTAAAGATTCCGGCGGTAAATCCGTGATCGAATACACGAATAAAGGCGGCTCCACTAACATGACGAAAAATCCCCTCCTAGTCTTGTGGGACGACTTAAACAAAAGCGCATTGGCGTACTGGCGCGAATTAGGTTTAACCCCATCAAGCTATAAGAAGATGACTGGCGATACAGTTAAGAAAGAAAAGGCCGGAGGATTGGCCGCCGCTCTGGCAAGCGTTAAATTTGATTAAAGGGAAAAACTGGCCTGCTGTGCTAAAGTACGCCGAAAGCATAAGAGACGGGAAGAAAATCGCGTGTATTGAATTAAAACAAGCGGTTGACAGATTCTTTTGTGATTTAGAAAACCCAGATTATTACATAGACAGCAAGGGCCCGGAATTTTGTATTCAGATCATAGAAAAAACACTGTGCCACCAACAAGGGGAAAAGCTTGACGGGACACCACTACGTGGCACGCCGTTTCTTCTGGAGCCATTCCACAAATTCATTGTGTATAACCTTCTTGGTTTTAAGCTGGCCAGCACTGATGTGGTTAGGTTCCATGAGGCATTGATTTTTATTCCAAGAAAAAACATCAAGACAAGCTTTGCGGCTGCCCTGGCGTGGGCTTTATCTCTTTGGTATCGCAAATCCGGTTCCAAGACCTATATCACCGCAGCCGCTTTGATGCAGTCTCTGGAGAGCTTCAATTTTTTAAATTATAACATAGACCGCATGGGAGAAAACGCTAAAAACGGAGGCACGGTCAAAGTAATCGATAATAATAATGAACATTCGCTGGAATCGTCACTCCCAGACGGTTCCTTTTTTATTCGCGCGCTGGCCGCTAACCCCGACGCGCAAGATTCTTTGAACTGCAATATTGCGATATGTGACGAAATTCACGCTTTTAAACAGCCTAAACAATACAATCTTTTTAAAGAAGCGATGAAGGCATACACCAATAAACTGCTGATCGGCATTTCGACTGCCGGAGACAACGAGCAGGCGTTTCTCGGGCAAAGATTAAAATACTGCCGGAAAATATTAGACGGCACTGTTAAAGATGAGCAATACTTTATTTTTATGTGCTGTGCCAATCCTGATGAAAACGGCGATATTGATTACACAAACCCCGTCGTCCATGAGATGGCAAACCCGGCTTACGGCGTTTCAATCCGTCCGGAAGAAATCATGAACGACAGCCTTCAGGCCCAGAACGATCCTCAGCAAAGAAAGGATTTTTTTGCGAAAAGCTTAAATGTGTACACCAACGTCCTAAAGGCATATTTTAATATAGATGAGTTCCGAAAAAGCGACCGGGCCTATAGCTGGACTTTAGAACAACTGGCAAAACTTCCGATTGACTGGTATGGAGGAGCCGACCTTTCCAAGCTGCACGACCTGACAGCGGCGGCGCTGTTTGGAAATTACAAGGGCGTTGATATCATTATAACTCATGCTTTCTTTCCCGTTGTCGCAGCCCACCTAAAAGCCGAGCAGGATAATATTCCTTTGTTCGGCTGGCAGGACGACGGCTGGCTTACCATGTGCAATTCCCCTACTGTCAACCACTCCGATGTGGTGAAATGGTTTGTGGACATGCGGAAGAAAGGATTTAAAATCAAGCAGGTGGGCCATGACCGCAAGTTCTGCCGGGAATATTTTATCGGAATGAAGGAAGCGGGCTTCAAGATCATAGACCAGCCTCAATATTACTACAAAAAATCCGAAGGATTTCGGCATATAGAGCAGAGCGCCAAGAACGGCGCTCTTTTTTATTTGCACTCAGAAGCCTTCGAGTATTGTGTGGAAAACGTGTCCGCCGTCGAAAAGACGGACGACATGATCCAATATGACAAAGTACAGCCGGAACACCGCATCGATCTTTTTGACGCGTCTGTGTTCGCCTGTATTCGTTACCTAGAAAGCCTTGACAGAAGCAGGGCGGCAAAAAAATGGTGGGGTGAGACATGAGCAAAAAGAATAAAAGAAGTAGGCCAGCTCCCCGGGCTGAGCCCACACAGAAACGCAGTATCGCGCTGGTAACACAGAACAATTGGGAAACGCTGGAATGCTTAGGCTACACCAGTCTGGCACAAAACCCGGAAATCTGTACAGCTGTGGACACAATCGCCAGGCTGATCGCAAGCATGACAATTCACTTAATGGAAAATACGGACGATGGAGACGTGCGGGTAAAAGATGAGTTAAGCCGTAAGGTGGATATCAATCCGAACAATAATATGACGCGTTCCAACTTTATCCACTGGATTGTGAAAACCCTTATGCTGGAGGGCAGCGGAAACGCCGTTGTTTGGCCTGAATACAAGCGCGGAATTTTATGGGATTTAAAGCCTGTGCCTCCCGCCCTTACCGCATTTGTGCCGGAAGGTGTCTGGGATTACCGGGTTGTGATCGCCGGGACAGAGTACGCGCCGGACCGTTTCCTTCATTTTGTTTTAAACCCAGGAAATTATTACCCGTGGAAGGGCGACGGCTATCATGTTGCTTTGGCAGATGTGGCAAATAACTTGAAACAGGCGTCCGCGACTGAAAAAGGTTTCATGTCCTCTAAGTGGAAGCCGTCAATCATCGTTAAGGTTGATTCTCTAACCGACGAATTTTCGAATAAGGAAGGGCGCGCAAAGCTTCTTGCCGATTATATCGAATCGAACGAAGCGGGAGAGCCTTGGCTGATTCCAGCGGATCAATTCAGCGTGGAACAGGTTAGACCCCTTACACTTTCCGATTTGGCTTTAGCGGATTTCGTACAGCTGGATAAACGGACGGTGGCGGCCATTCTCGGCGTGCCGCCTTTTGTTTTAGGAATCGGAGATTTCCAGCGGGACGCATGGAACAACTTTATTAATTCCACTATCATGCCGATTGCCAAAAGCATCGAGCAGGAAATGACAAAAAAGCTTCTTTATGATCCTGCGTGGTTTTTCCGCTTTAATCCGTGGAGCCTTTACAACTATTCGATCACCGAGATGGTATCCGCCGGAGCCGAAATGGTAGACCGTATGGCGCTGCGGCGCAATGAATGGCGCAGCTGGGTAAACATGCCGCCTGATCCGGATATGAACGACCTGTTGGCGTTAGAAAATTATGTTCCTGCGGATAAGCTGGGAGATCAAAACAAATTGAACGGAGGTGAAAACACATGACATGTGAACGCACAGCCCTGGTGAGAGACGTCGGATTTTCCACCCGCGCGGAAGACGGAAACTTATATATTGAGGGATATTTCGCCGTATTCGGAAGCGAATACAGAATGTGGGAAAACGCCATTGAAACCATTGACGAGGACGCGTTTGACGACGCTTTAAACGGGGATATCCGCGCCCTGGTAAATCATGACACCACCCTAGTATTAGGAAGAACCACAGCCGGAACGCTTTCTCTCAGAGTGGACAAGATCGGGCTATGGGGATCCGTCGCGATCAACCAGGCTGACCAGGACGCAATGAATCTTTATGAGCGCGTAAAGCGGGGAGACGTTAGCCAATGCAGCTTTGGGTTTGACATTATCGATCAAAGCACCGAGGTCATGGAAAACGGAACTACCGTCTGGACGCTGAACAAGGTCAAATTGTATGAGGTTTCCGTGGTGACATTCCCTGCCTATGAAGACACCTCCGTCCAGGCGCGTAAACGGGATTACGAGGAAATTCAAAAGAGAAAAAAAGAACAATGGCGGAAGGAAATGCTCCTCCGCCTGAAAGGAGAAAAAAATGGCACTAAGAATACTGATGCTGAAAAGAAGCATTGACAAGAAAAAGGAAGAACTAGAGCTGCTCCGCAGCAAGGATTCGGAATTTGAAACCCGCGAGGCCGAGCTGGAGGCCGCTATCAACGAGGCTGAAACTACTGAACAGGAGCAGGCGGTAAGCGAGGAAGTTGAAAAATTCGACGCCGACAAAAGCACCCACGAGGAAGCCAAAAGCACGCTGTCCAGGGAAATTGAAGGCTTGGAGGCCGACCTGTCCGCACTGGAAGAAGATATCCCTAAATTCGATGAAATGAAACCAAAACAAAAGGAAAGGACTGTAAACCATATGACTGAAATCAACATCCGCAGCCTGCCCATGAACCAGCGCGCATTTGACGCGCTTTCTATGGAGCAGAGAAAAACCATTGTAGAACGCGACGATACCAAGGACTTTTTAATGCAACTACGGAGTATGAAGGGACAGCAGAGAGCTATTTCCGGTGCGGAGCTGACGATCCCAGTTGTATTTCTTGATCTGATCTCCGAAAATATGTACCGCTATTCCAAGCTGCTTAACCGTGTCAGGGTTCGCAATGTAACCGGTGAAGCCCGACAGACTATTGCCGGAACCGTCCCTGAGGCTGTATGGACTGAGATGTGCGGCGCGATCAACGAGCTGTCCTTTGTGTTTAATCAGGTAACTTTGGACGGCTATAAGGTGGCTGGATTTGTACCGGTGTGCAACAGCCTTCTGGAGGATAACGACATCAACCTTGCCAGCTGGATTGTGGAAATGATCTCCGAAAGCATCGGCCTAGCAATGGACAAGGCGATCCTTTACGGCAAGGGCGCGGCAGGCAAAATGCCGCTTGGCATCGTGACCAGACTGGCACAGGCCTCTAAGCCCTCTGATTACCCCGCGAACGCCCCGGAGTGGGTAGACTTACATACCTCCAATATTCTGAAAATCGGCGGTTCCAGTTCCACCGGCGCGGCGTTCTGGTCTGATTTAACCCTTGCTGCTGGAAATACCTTTACTAGATACAGCCGTGGAAATCAGTTCTGGGCTATGAACAGCAAGACTTATGCTCAATTAAAGTCTAAAGTAATCACCTTTACCGCTACCGGCGACATTGTGTCCAATGTATTCGGCACTCTGCCCATCATCAACGGCGACATTGACATTCTGGAATTTATGCCTGACGGCGACATTGTAGGCGGCTACGGTGATCTTTATCTCTTGGCTATGCGCTCCGGCATGACTATTGAATCCAGCCGTGAGGTGCAGTTTATCCAGGATAACACTGTCTTTAAAGGCAAGCAGCGCGCTGATGGTATACCCGTGATTCCCGGAGCGTTTGTCGCGATCAATATCAATGATGAATCCGTAACTACCGCTATGACCTTTGCAGCCGATACCGCAAACGACGCGCAGCTTTCCGAGCTGGCTGTCGGATCTGAATCCTTAAGTCCAAGCTTTGATTCCAATGTGTATTCCTACACGGTAACGGCTTCCGGAACCAGCGCAAAAGTAGAGGCCACCGCAACCCAGCCGGGCGCTCAGGTCACCGTCGCTTATAACGGAAAGAATGTCCGCAACGGCGGAACGGTAACCTGGACTGCTGACGGGAAAGCCTATCCACTGACGGTCACCGTAACCCAGGGCAACGCTGTGCGCGTTTATACCGTGAACGTCACTAAGGCTGGCGGCTGATTTAAGGCGGTGAATTTCCTTGACTGACGCTGACATCTTAACCATTTTAAAAACTGATCTTATGGTATCCAGCAGCGCTTTGGACACTTACCTGCAAACGCTTATTGCGTCAGCCAAGGATTACATCTCTACCGAGGGGATAACCTTGGCTGATTCGCAAAGCGACGGAATGCTGGTTGAAATGTACGCCGCTTATTTGTATCGGCGCAGGCGTGAGGAAAATGTTCAGATGCCCAGAATGTTACGCTGGGCACTGAACAACCGCCTGTTTTCAGAAAAGGGTGCGGTAAATGGATAGCTTGATTTATTTGATTTCTCAGGCGTACAGCCAAGATGATATTGGGCAGGTAATCGCCTCAGAAATCAAAAATGAAGTCTGGGCAAGCCTGCAGTCTATCACCCGGGCTGAATGGGCGGACGCAGGCCAAAATGGATTACAGCCCCAGTTTGTGGCGGTTACTCCTATTGTGAATTACAACGGAGAAAGTATCGCTGAAATCAACGGAAAACGCTATGGGATTTACCGTACATATTTTTCGCCGGACAGCGATTCTATTGAGCTTTATCTGGAAAGAAAGGTCGGAGTGTAATGGCAAATATAAAAATCGACGATCTGGCTTCCACAATCGCAAAAGAATTAACCGAGTATAGCCAAGAGGTAACAGATGGAATCAAGGCTGAAGTAAAAACCGTTGCGAAAGAGTGTAAAAACGAGATTCAGCAAAACAGCCCGGTGGATACCGGATCGTATCGAAAAGGCTGGCAGGTAAAAACCGCTTATGAAAGTTCCAGCGATATCCGGGTAGTGATACGCAATAGAACCGACTATCAGTTAACTCATTTATTGGAATACGGACATGCAAAAGTCAATGGCGGTCGGGTAAACGGAAAACCTCATATTCGTCCCGCTGAAGAACATGCGGAACAAAAGTTTATGAAAAAGGTGAAGGTGGTGGTAAAAGGGTGACGCTGAAGGAGTTAAATAAATTACTGGAAACCACCGGATTACCTGTGGCTTATCGCGAATGGCCAGACGAAAAAGCGCCGCCTCTTCCCTTTATTTGTTATTTGGTAGCCTATAGCAACAACTTTGGTGCGGACAATACGGTTTACTATCCGATCAATCACATGCAAATCGAGTTATATACAAAATTAAAAGACCCGATATCAGAGGGCAAGATCGAAAGAGCCTTATCCTCTTTTTATTGGACAAAAACGGAAGAGTACATCGACACTGAGCGGTGTTATCAAATCATTTATGAAATTGAGGTGTAAAAAATGGCAGGAAAAGACAAGGTAAAATTTGGTATTAAAAATGTACATTACGCGTTATTGACTGACGAAACCACCCCCACATTTGAAACTCCTGTTGCCATTCCAGGAGCAGTGAGTTTTTCTTTAGAGGCAAACGGAGACAGTTCGCCGTTTTACGCAGATGATATGCAGTATTTTGTCACCGTTGCAAATAATGGGTATACCGGGGATTTGGAAATGGCATTGTTCCAGTCTCAGTTTTTGCAGGATATCTTTGGTTACACGACTTCTGAAAAGGATAAGGTGGTAACGGAAAATGCGAAAATCCAGCCGAAACCGTTCGCACTTTTATTTGAAGAGGAGGGTGACGTTAACGGCACTAAATATGTGCTATATAACTGCATCTGCACTAGGCCTTCACGTTCTCTGGCTACTACTACAGAAACCACCGAACCGCAGACCCAGACAGTCAGCGTAACAGCCTCTCCTCTGTCTGACGGAAGGACTATGTCTTATACCACAGACGAAACGCCCGCCGGAGTGCTGACTTCCTGGTACAGCAAAGTATGGCTTGCTGACACGACTACAGGGGGAGCAGGTTAATGGAAAAGGTAATCAAAATCGATGAAAGAGACGTGGGGTTTAAAGCTACGGCTTTGACCCCGCGCCTTTATCGGCACAGAATGGGACGGGATATTATTCAGGATTTAAACAAGCTCAAAAAAGCGTACAACAAAGCCTTGTCGCTGCCGGATACCGCCACCGATGAAGAAAAAGAGGACGCTCAGCTTTCCAGCCTGGATCTGGAGATTTTCGAGAATGTCGCTTACATCATGGCCCGCCAGTTTGATGCGAATATCCCGAATAACCCCGAGGACTGGCTTGATGAGTTTAAGACGTTTTCAATCTATGAAATCCTTCCAAGTGTCCTTGAGCTTTGGGCTATGAACGAAATGCAGACCGCAAAGCCTAAAAAAAAATAGTTCCCCGGGATCGTGAGATGAACGGTTCTATTTTTATGCTCAGGTGCGCCGAGCTTGGATTATCAAAAGAGGATTTAGACGATATGACTATGGGTTAACCATGCCCCGCCCGGAGTAATCCGGTGTCGAAAACGCTCTAAAAAACTGGAAGGCTAAACTTTTTTTGACTTCAATGGAGGTTACTATGATTTATCCTGCAAAAGACCTTAAAGGAATGAGATTTGGACATCTTGTTGCGTTTGAATATAAACACGGCAGCAGAAAGGAAAATACACGTGGAAGATGGCTTTGTTTATGTGATTGTGGAAAAACCGTTGAGATTCAATCTCATAACTTAACAAGCGGCGCAACCACATCGTGCGGGTGTCACAAACATGCCGTTTGCAAAAATTTTGGAAATACGAGAAAAACACACGGATATTCCGACCAGGAACGTTTATATCATATTTGGCTTGGAATGAAACAAAGATGCATAAGCCTCAAAAGCAGAACAGCAAAATATTATTCCAAAAAAGGAATTACTGTGTGCAAAGAATGGCTTGACTATGCAACATTCAGAAGTTGGGCATATATGAACGGATATCACGATCAAAGCCCTAAAACGCCTTTAAAAGAAATTTTGTCTATCGACAGAATAGACCCAAACAAAGGGTATTATCCAGAAAATTGCAGATGGATTTCATTCTCGGAAAATGCTAAACAGGTAAATCACAAAAAGCACGCTAATCAGAGGTGAAGGCAGCTAGGAATGGCTGTCAGCCACAACGCATAGGAAGGAATCCAGAACGGACAACCTTCCCACGAGAGAGCGCACCCAATAGGGGTGAATAGATATGCTGAACTTATCGGAAACGATAAGAAGCATCGAATAAAAAGTCGATGCGATAACAAAAGATGGTTTATGACCTTATAACAGAACAGGCAAACGACAATGAAAAATATCCAATCAAAGGCGCACCTGGTTCCATGAAACAGTTCTTTGCGGGAGGTGGAAAAATTGGCTGATAGAATAAAAGGCATCACGATAGAGATTGGCGGCGATACCACTGGCCTTTCGAAAGCGTTGTCCGGTGTAAACAAAGAGGTAAGAGACACCCAGACACAGTTAAAAGATGTTGAGCGTCTTCTAAAAATGGATCCTGGAAACACGGAACTACTCAGACAAAAGTATGATCTTTTAAATAAATCAATCGACAGTACCGAAAAAAAGCTTGATACATTAAAACAAGCAGAGAAGCAGGTACAGGATCAATTTAAGAGCGGTAAAGTCAGCGAAAGCCAATACAACGCTTTAAAAAGAGAAGTGATCGCCACCGAAAGCAACCTTAAAAATTTAAAATCTGAAGCACAAAAAACGGATAATGCTATTCGTGGGATTGATGAGAAACCCGTTGAGGAGGTCGCAAGTGCTGCCGATAAAGCGGAAACCTCTTTGAAAGATGCGGGTAAAGAAGCGTCTAATTTTGGGGATTACTTAAAAGCCGGAGCGATTGTCGAGGGTTCAAAAGCAATTATATCTGGAATGAAAGATATTGCAGACGAATCCCGTGAATATATGAAAATCATGGGGAGCCTGGAAATTTCAAGCCAGGCAGCCGGATATACTGCTGAACAAACCGCGTCGAGCTATAAAACTCTTTACGGCGTTTTAGGCGATGACCAAACAGCGGCCACTACTACTGCCAACTTGCAGGCGTTAGGCCTATCTCAAAGCCAGCTAGACCAAATGATCAACGGCACCATTGGCGCTTGGGCTACTTATGGAGATAGTATTCCAATCGACAGCTTATCCGAAGCGATAAATGAAACTGTAAAAACTGGAAATGTCACCGGCACATTTGCGGACGTTTTAAACTGGGCTGGTACCAGCGAGGACGAATTTAATGCAAAGCTGCAAGCGGCGAACAGCGAATCGGAGCGGGCGAATCTCGTCTTGCAGGAATTAGCCAATCAGGGATTGATGACTGCCGGACAAGCCTGGCAGGAAAATAATGAAGCTTTGTTTGAAAGCAACCAGGCTAATGCGGATTTTCAGGAAAGCATGTCAAAACTGGCAGAAGTTATAATGCCGATTGTTACGGAAATCACTCAAGCTGTCACAAAAATCATTGATTTTATTTTGCAGAATAAAGACGCGGTTGTCGCAGCTTTATTAGCGATTGGAACCGGTTTGGCCGTATTCAAAATTGTTGGTATTGTTAGTTCACTTGTTACCGGATTTCAAACGTTTTTCGGAGTTATCAAGTCTGGGCAAGGTGTAATGGCAGCGTTTAATGCTGTTATGAACGCAAACCCAATCTCATTAATTATTATGGCTATCGCCGCTCTCGTAGCGGCTTTTATTTATTTATGGAACAACTGCGAGGAGTTCCGGGAGTTTTGGATTAACCTATGGGACACCATCAGCAGCGCGTTTTCCACTGTTTGGGACGCGATTGTGAATTTCTTTACCGTTACCATACCGGACGCATGGAACAGCGTCGTTGACTTTTTCTGGCAGGGATATTACACCTGGCAAAGTATCTGGCAGAGTATCGGTGACTTTTTCAGCGGAATCTGGGACGGGATCGTCAGCTTTTTCACTGAAACCATTCCCAACGCTTGGAACAGCCTGGTGGATTTCTGCTGGCAGGGATATTACGCTTGGCAGGAGGTTTGGCAAAACGTCGGCGATTTCTTCAGCGGAATTTGGGACGGAATCGTCGGATTCTTTACAGAAACGATACCAAACGCCTGGAACGGCTTAATGGACATTTTTAATAAGATCGGAAGCTGGTGGTCCGGTATCTGGAACGGCGTAAGGGATACGTTCTCCAATGTATTTAACAGCCTTGTCAATATCGCCAAGCAGCCAATCAACGCCATTATTGGGCTAATCAATGGAATTATCGACGGCCTAAACTGGATGATTGGAGGACTTAACCAGCTTTCTTTTGACATTCCAGACTGGGTTCCCATTTTTGGCGGCAAGAAATTCGGGATTAATATTCCGACCATCGGGAAAATTCCCTATCTTGCGTCTGGCGGCGTATTGTCTCAGGGATCCGCCGTAGTCGGTGAGGCCGGGCCGGAACTTCTTACTATGATGGGAACTAAGGCGGTTGTTCAGCCTCTCACCTCTTCCACAACCACCAACACAAATTTAGGCGGTGTCAATATCGTCGTATATGGAGCTCCCGGACAAGATGTAAGAGAGCTGGCGGACATTATCATGGACGAAATGCAGTCTGCTACCATGCGAAAGGGGGCCGTTTGGGGTTGATTAATTGGTTTATTTTCGATGGAAAAAACAGCCGCGATTACGGGATCTATATCAGCGGAAGCGGCACCTTTAATGCTCCCGAAATGGATATCACAACGGTTGAAATCCCGGGAAGGAATGGCGATCTCACGATCAGCAACAACCGGTTTCGCAATATTACCGTCGAATATCCGGCGTTTATCCGAAAACAGTTTCGTCATAACGCGGCGGCGGCAAAGCTTTGGCTTTTAAGCAAAACCGGATACTGTATTTTAACAGATACCTATCACCCTGAGTTTTTCAGAAAAGCCAGATTTACCGGCCCAATGGATTTTGACACCCGGTTTTTAAACTACTCTGCGGAATTTACGGTTTCATTCAACTGTATGCCGCAAAGGTGGCTGGTATCAGGAAGCTATCCGATGACGCTTACAGCGCCTTATTCCTTAACTAATCAATACTGCCCGGCCCTTCCTCTGATTACCGTTTACGGCAATGGAGCGGGGGCCTTAACTATTGGCGGCAATATTATTCAGATTTCAGAAATCGATGAATACGTGACCCTGGACAGCGATACCCAAAACGCCTATAAGGGAACGGCAAATAAAAACAGCACGATCAGCCTGGCGTCTTTCCCGGTATTACAGTCCGGAAAAACAGGGATCAGCTGGAGCGGCGGGATCACGAAGGTTGAAATTACTCCAAGGTGGTGGACTGTATGAATCCTGTTCTATACGAAAGTACGGAAAGCACATTTGAAACAAACGGTTTAGGCGTGCTGTCTGATACGATTTCCTGTCAGGTAGTTGAGGAAAGAAACGGAATCTTTGAGATCACTCTGGAATATCCGTTGACGGGAATCCATTATCAGGAAATCAAACAACGCCGGATTATTTTTGTAAAGCCAAATCCCTATGAGGACCCCCAGCCGTTTCGGATTTATAGGATTACAAAGCCTTTATCCGGAAAAATCACTGTTTACGCGCAGCACATCAGCTATGACCTTTCCGGAGTTCCGGTTTCCCCCTTTTCCTCCGGCAGCATAACCGGTGCGCTCTCCGGGTTAAAAACGAACGCCGCCGTAACAAATCCTTTCAGCTTTTGGACGGATAAAACATCAACCGGAGATTTTGCCGTTACCGTGCCCACGTCTACGCGAACATTATTAGGAGGTTCAGACGGTTCTATTTTAGACGTGTTCGGCGGCGAGTATAAATTTGACCGCTGGACTGTACGCCTTTATAATAACCGTGGTAAAAATTCCGGGGTATCAATCCGGTACGGAAAAAATCTTATGGACTTACAGCAGGACGAAAATATTTCGAATGTTGTAACCGGGATTTATCCTTATTGGCTGAGCAGTGAGGGAGAACTTACTGAACTTCCTGAAAAAATTGTAAACGCCCCAGGCACCTATGATTTCACTAGAATTTCGGCAATCGACTTTTCCGGTGATTTTGAGGAAGCGCCCACGGAAGAACAGTTGCGGGACAGAGCCAATGACTATATTTCCTCAAATAATGTGGGCGTTCCTACAGTCAGCATTACAGTGGAATTTCAGCCCTTGGAGCAAACGGAGGAATATAAGGATATCGCCTTATTGGAGCGCGTGAATCTGTGCGATACCGTGAATGTGGAATATTCCGAACTAGGCGTATCCGCAACCGCTAAATGCGTGAAAACTACTTATGACGCGCTGAAAGACAAATACATCAGCATTGAACTGGGGGACGCTAAAACAAATATCGCGGATACCATTATCCAGCAGCAACAGGAAATCAATGAAAAGCCAAGCGTATCATTTTTAGAACAAGCTGTTATCAACGCCACGAATTGGATTACCGGAAACAAGGGCGGTTATGTAATATTCCAGCGCAACGCAGACGGACAGCCCTATGAAATTTTGATTATGGACAAGCCGGAAATCGAAAAGGCTGTAAAAGTTTGGAGATGGAATCAAGGTGGCCTAGGATATTCTTCTAACGGATATGATGGGGATTATTCAACCGCTATCACTCAGGACGGCGCGATTGTTGCTGATTTCATCACAACAGGAACACTGCAAGCCAATTTGATTAAATCCGGGATTATACAAAGCCATGACGGACGGGCATATTTCAATTTGGATACGGGACAAATTGCTGCAACACAGTTAATTGCGCAATCTAACGCTTTCGGGCAATATTCAGCTTATATAGGACAGGCTCCGCTACCGTCTGGGGGTACTGTTTCTGGCTTTGTTATAACATTAAATGGAAATCCTGTTGCCAATATTGTTGGATCAGATAATATATCGCAGTTAACTTTATATAATACTCAAACTAATACTTCTTTTGTAGTAGATTTAATGGGAGGGGTTAATGAAGGAACTGTCTGGCTATCTGTAAATGGAGGTAGTGGAATATATTTAACAAAAGACGGTGTTAAAATTAACAGTAGAGATGTTTCGTTATTAGGAGACACATTAAAATTTGCAAGTGCTACAATCACCCCGGCTGATTGCTACAGCGGAAATTTTCCGGCAGGAAGCTATAGGGTATATGTAAGCAATGGATTAATAACAGATGTGCGATATGAATCATAAGGAGGGATAAAATGATTTACAAACAAATAACGCTAAATCCCTGGGAGCCTCCTCTTGGAGAAATCCGGGTGATTCAGGAGGAAGCGGACGGCAGAGACCTTATTATTAATCTAATAGATGATAATGGTTCTCCTCTTGATTTAACCGGGAAAACGGTATCCGTGTACATACAGAAGCCGGACAATACCATGATTTATAATTCCTGTAGGGTGGAAGGAAACCAGGCGACCGTAACCCTCACCCTTCAAATGATGGCGGTATCTGGCCTTACCAAGCTATGTGAGCTCCAAATTGTTGACACAGACAACCATACCTTAAAGGTTACCCTTCCCCCTCTGCGAATTATCAAGAGCAATTATGACGGCGCGATCGAAAGTACTGATGAATTTTCTGCACTGGCAGAACAAATAAACGCTGCGTTAACAGCCACAAAAAACGCAAATGAAGCCGCAGAGGAAGCAAGGACAACTGCAGAAGCGACTGCAACAACTGTTATAAATGAGCAAAAAGGCCAACCGAATGGAATTGCCGCTTTAGATTCTAGTGGAAACTTGGTTCAAATGCCGTCTGCCTCTGATGTAGGAGCTTTACCAATTACCGGCGGAGAAATGCAGGGAGTATTAAAGCTGTATGCCAATCAGTACGGCGGCAGCGGACCAGCGGACGAAAAATACGCATTAGACTGCCAAAATTCTAATATCGTTAATGTAAATCGTATCTTGACTGCCGACCCTGCGGGAAGCGCAAGCGAGGGGTGGGGCTTTCAAAGAGAAGATGATCCAGATGCCTATGATGTTATTTGGGCTTCAAACGGTACCCTGTATTTTACCCCGGGCTTTAAATATAACACGCCTCCTTATCCAGCCAATCAAAGGGTTTTAGCCACAACAGATAATATCGCTTTAATGAATTATCTGCGGCAGGAATACAATAAGCTGAAAGAATCCGAGGGCACTCCTACTCTGAACGATATCATAAACGGATTTGGCTTTTGTTACAACGATTCAAGTAATGGAGCTGGCCTCGACGGTACATATCTTACAGTTTCCGGAATGCTTGATAATAAATACCGCTTGCAGCTTTTAGGCCAGTATAACGGGAGCAATTGGCTGGCCTATCGAACCAGGAACGGCGATGAGCAGAGCTGGAATCCCTGGCACAAGGTTTTGACCGACAACATCAACGCAGCAATCAGCGCCAGACATCAATATACCTCCTCAAGTTATCCTCAAATTTACGGAAATGGAATTTTACAGTTGGGCGGTGATTCCAGAAATGAATATGGCGTTGTTTTGCGAAGCAACGGCACAGACGAAGCAAATGCTTTTCGGCCTTCTGTTAACGCCGGCACAACAGGCCATTTATATTTAGGAGTTGCCAACCAGAAATGGCGCGCTGTTTTCGCCCAGAACGGCACTATTCAAACCTCCGACCGAAACGCCAAGCACGATATCACAGATCTTGACCCGGAAAAAATAACGGCGTTTATTATGGGGTTGAAGCCAAGCTCCTATGTGTTTAACGACGCTGACAGCGGCAGAACCCACTGGGGCTTGATCTCGCAGGATATTGAGGAGCTGTTCCCTCAGCTTGGAATGACAAGCATGGATTTCGCCGGATTCATCAAATCCCCAAAAACGGAGGATTATTACGAAGATGTTCCCGAGACTGTCACAGATGAGGAAACCGGAGAGAAAAAAACTGTAACACGGAAAGAATTAAAAACCCGGACCGTCGAAGGAGAATATATCTACTCCCTTCGCTATGATGAATTTATTGCCCCTTTAATCTGCATGGTTCAACGGCAGCAAAAACAAATTCAGGATTTAGAGCGGCGTTTATCCGCTTTAGAAAGCAAGGAGGAAGCAAAATGAAAATCATTCAAAATTTAGTAGACCCTACCCGTTACTCCATCAAATGTCCTTATGCTATGACCCCTACCAGGGTAGTGGTTCACAACACCGCCAACGACGCGCCAGCAGCGAATGAAATCGCCTATATGATTCGTAACGACAATGAGGTTTCTTTTCATTACGCCGTGGACGATCAGGAGGTAGTTCAGGGTGTGCCTGAAAACCGGAACACCTGGAACGCCGGAGACGGAAACGGCAAAGGCAACCGGGAGGGGATCGCCGTGGAAATCTGCTATTCCCTGTCAGGCGGCGAGAAGTTCACCAAGGCAGAGCAGAACGCCGCTGAGTTTATCTCTTCTATCTTAAAGCGCTATGGCTGGGGAATGGACAAGGTCACCAAGCACCAGGACTACAATGGAAAATACTGCCCGCACAGAACCCTTGATCTGGGCTGGGACAGGTTTTTGAAGATGGTGGAGGCTCACTTAAACGGAGATAAGCCCGCGCCCTCTCCCACTCCAACTCCCGCACCCAAGCCAGCGAAAACGGTAGACGTATATTACCGGGTAAGAACCAAGGCGGACGGCTGGCTTCCCGAGGTGAAAAACCTTGAGGATTACGCGGGATTTACCGGAGCCGTCACTGATGTCGCTGTTCGTGTTTCCGCTGGTTCCGTAAAGTACCGGGTACATATTAAGGGCGGCAATTGGCTTCCCTATGTGACCGGCTGCAGCATCAACGACGCTGTAAACGGCTACGCGGGAAACGGTTTGGAGATTGACGCTGTTGAAGTGTATTATTACACCCCGGACAGCATCAGGCCGTATAAGAAAGCCAAATACCGGGTCGCTCCTGTGGGCGGAAGCTATTATCCCTGGCAGTATGACAATGAAACCGGAAACGGCCAGGACGGCTACGCGGGCGCTTTTGGCAAACCCATCGGAAAGCTTCAGATTGTAATCGAGTAAGGCGGTGGAGCTGATGTCAACAGAAATCATCGTCTCCGTCATTTCTCTGCTGGGAACCATCGTGGGGAGCCTGGGAGGCATTTTAGTTTCCAGTCGGCTGACCACCTACCGGATTCAAAAGCTCGAAGAAAAAGTAGCTAAGCACAATAACCTGATTGAAAGAATGTATAAGGTGGAGGACAGCGCAAAAAGCGCTCATCGCCGAATCGACGAGTTAAGGGAGGAACTGAAATGAAAATCAACTGGAAGGTACGGTTTAAAAACCCTGTGTTCTGGTTCAATCTTGCAGCGTCTGTTTTCTTGCCCATGCTGGCCTGTCTGGGCTTCAATTGGGAGGATATGACAAGCTGGCAGGCTGTGGGAAACGTGTTCTTACAGGCCGTCCAGAGCCCCGTAATCGTGGTGTCGGTTCTGGTATCTGTATGGAACCTGTTGAATGACCCTACCACCAAGGGTCTAAGCGATTCCAGCCAGGCACTTTCTTATACCGAACCTAAGAAAAGCGAATAATAGAAAGACAGCCCCCGGGAATTTCTGGGGGCTTATATTATTAATTATGGCCTTTTTGTGGTATTAAACGCTTATATCCATTAGAAGACCTCAAAAACAGCCTTTTTTGTGCGGTTAATTTCCGTTGCGGGGATTCAAGCCACGTAAAACGCTGCTCGATCAATCACGTGATGAACCTTATATAACTCCACCCTCCTTACCGTTTTCGGTGGGGAGGGTTTTTTATTTAGCCATATTATAATTAACATCCCTCCCCGTTTTACGGGGGGGATATTTATTTTTGTTTTAGCTATATGGCAATTAAACTTATTGAACCACTTAAAATTTTCGAGCAGTTACTTTTTTATAAAGTCTAATTGTCGTATAACTGTCGTAAAACAAAAACCACCAGATAATTACAAATATAAAAACAACCCGCAAAGCCATACGCAATGCGGGTTTTCAAATGGTGGGAGATTTGGGCTTGTAATTCTACTACATTAACAAAACATTGACAAACCAATTTTTCCATTTGGAGAAAAAGGGATTCAAATTAAATTATTTTCTGATTACACACCCAGCACCATCGGTAAAAGTGCCGGAAGCGATCTTCGCGATATCATAAATCCAACCGCACACAAATAAACCGCCAGTCAAAAACCATATAATCCCACTTCCTACTTTCCCCACGTAAAAACGGTGAATGCCAAGGCAGCCTAAAAAGATCGCTAAAATTAAAGCGACCATTTTACTCTTATGACTAATACCATTACCGCTGTATCCGGCATTAATATTAGTGTTTTCATTTTTGTTCGCATTGTTGATGATGATGGTAGGTATTTGCTGAGAAGTAGAATTCCCAGCTTGTAATATGGTTCCGCAATTAGGACACACCTGCGCGTTTTCAACGTTTGCACCGCAATTTTGGCATTTCATATTTCCGATTCCTCCTAATTATAACACTGAAATTGATTAGAATACTTAATTCTGATCTTTAACACAATTATACATGGTTCACACTGTAAAATCAAGAATAAAGCGAAATATTAGCACATTATTCGCTAATAATAAGAATAAAGAAGGAATATTGGCACAATGAAAATATACGACTACAATGGAAAAAAGAATATTTGTGGGGAAAGATTGCGAGAAGCACGAGTTGTTCAACGACTGCGTCAAGAAGATTTAGCTGCAAAAATCCAAACGATGGGCGTCAATTTGGAACGAGATAGCATAAGCCGAATAGAGATTGGAACGCGCTTTGTTTCAGATTTTGAATTAAAAGTATTTGCAAAAGCACTTGGTGTTTCTGTTGATTGGCTTTTAGACGACAGATAACGGCGGCGGGGTGATTGAACCGCCGCTTTTTTTACTTTTTCCGCAAAAGCTATTGACATATACGCACGTATATAGTATAATAATATCAGAAAGGAGGTTAGGACGTTGAGCAAGAAAAAGCAAAAGAAAAGCGGCAATAAGAAAGACCAGCCAGCAAGCAAAATCAATCTTGTTACCGCGATCGTCAACCTTGTAATTGCAATTCTTCTTCTGATAGAAAAATTGACAAGGTAACGGGCAGGGGGAGCAATCCCCCTCGCCTTGATCAGTATAACAAAAAAACGCTTGACGTCAACGGAGCATGGATAGAGCGATTTATATTCTTGCGGCGATTAGCATTGCTTTGTCGATCGTTGCTATCGTCTTATCCTTGAAGAGGAGGAAGTAACAGAATGAGCAAAAAGGACTATTCAGCGCAGAAAAAGCACATTCGAACGCATTACGCCCGCTTCCCGCTTGATCTTCGTCCGGAAGTGCTGGAGGAATTCAAAAAGGCTTGCGCGGACAACGGGACAACGCCGACAACGGAAATCAAGAAGTTTATTGCGGCGTATTGCGAAGCGGCGCGGGATAAGTAACTAACGACAGGGGCGGCGTTTCTGCCGCCTTTTTGTCATATTTGGAAACAGGAGGAAGGAAGAATGCACAAGCATTTAACATGGACAGACCGCCTAAAAATCGAAAAGGGCTTGAAAGAAGGCTTGAATCCTTGCAAGATCGCCGATTGCTTACACGTCCACAACACAACGATATACAGGGAGTTGAAGCGCGGTACCTATGTGCATTTGAATTCTGACTTAACCGAAGAAGAACGCTATTCGCCGGAGATTGCACAACAGCATTACCGTGAAAACCTCAAAGCCAAAGGCGGGGAATTGAAGATCGGCAACGATTACGAATTAGCTGCTTTTATTGAAAAGAAGATCGGCGAAGAAAGATATTCCCCGGCAGCTGTCATCGGAGAAATCAAGCGGATGGGGCTGAAATTCAAAACACAAATCAGCGAAAAGACGATTTATAACTACATCGATAAGGGAATATTTTATGGGATCAGCCGCAAGAGCTTACCGGAATGCGGGGCACGGAAAAGGAAGTACGGAAAAATAGAACGCAAAAAAGCCGCCCGTGCGTCGGCGGGCGAAAGTATAGAGAGACGCAATCCAGAGATTAACGAAAGAAAGACGTTCGGACATTGGGAAGGCGATTGTGTGTGCGGCAAGAAAAAGACAAAGGAAACCTTGTTTGTTCTTTCTGAACGGTTGACGCGCGAAGAAATCATTATGAAAATACCGGATCAGACTTCCGCCAGTGTTGTGGCGGCGCTGAACAAATTAGAACGTCGTTACGGGAAGCGGTTTTCAAAGATATTCAAAAGCATTACGTTTGACAACGGTTCGGAATTTTCGGATTGTGCCGGAATAGAACGATCCGTTTATGGCAAAGACCGGAAGCGCACGAAAGCTTATTATTGCCACCCATACAGCGCATACGAGCGGGGAACAAATGAGAATATAAACAAAATGATACGGCGATTCTTACCGAAAGGAACAGACTTCCGGAAAGTAACCGCCGCATATATTCACCGCATAGAATCATGGATCAATAATTATCCTCGTGAGATTTTAGGCTTTGAAACGTCGGGTTCGCTCTTTGAAAGGTACGTCGCCGAATCCGCTTGAAGCCTTCTAAAAAAACATTTTAATTTTTTCTGCTTTTACTCTTGACTTTTTCGAGTGGAGAGAGTAATATTAAAAGCAGAGGAAATCAAAACGATTTTTCTGCTTTATTTTTTTAATCTTAACAAAGGAAGGGGCCTTAAAAATGGGAAAATACTCATATTTGACATTTGACCAACGTCGCGAAATAGAATCGCTATACAATGATGGAAACAGAGTAGTAGATATTGCCTCAAAAATCCAAAGAAGTGTTGCTGCTGTTTACGAAGAACTCAAACGCGGATACACAGGGGAACTTGATAAAAATAAACGTCTTAAATACAACGCCGATCTCGCGCAAACAACAGTGCAAGCAAATATACGGCGAAGAGGCAACAAACAGTTAAATAAAAGCACTATCACTAAAACGTGAATATCTGTGGCGAAAAGGAAGCGGGATAAAAAATGAACGAGCTACAAATTTTCAAATACCAGGATAAACAAATCCGAACTGTTGAAAGAAACGGAGAACCTTGGTGGGTTCTGAAAGATGTTTGCGAAGTACTGGAAATCAATAATCATAAAATGACTGCCCAGCGACTTGACGTAGATGAGGTAAGCCAGACTGACCTCACCGATTCACTCGGTAGACAACAAAACACCACCATCGTCAACGAAGCTGGCCTATACAATGTGATTCTCCGGTCTGACAAACCGCAGGCCAAACCATTCCGTAGGTGGGTAACCAATGAAGTCCTCCCCACAATCCGCAAAACCGGCGGCTATGTAGCAAACGACGATCTTTTCCTCAATACATATTTCCCAAGCGCTGATGAAGCCACTAAGCTTTTTGTCAGAACTTCCCTGGAGAGTTTCCGCCGCCTGAACAGCCAAATTGCTGAAATGAAGCCGAAAGCCCTGTTTGCGGATGCGGTGGAAACTTCTGAAACCTCTATTCTAATTGGTGATCTGGCGAAACTCATCAAACAAAACGGTGTGGATATTGGTCAAAAGAGGCTTTTTGCATGGCTTAGAGATCACGGCTATCTAATTAAATCCGGCGCTAGTGTTAATATGCCAACCCAAAAATCTATGGAACTGGGGCTGTTTGAGGTAAAAGAAAGAACTATCAATAATCCTGACGGTTCAGTCCGAATTACCAGAACAACAAAAGTGACTGGTAAAGGACAGACTTATTTTGTCAACAAATTTCTGTCTTAGGCTGCCAGGCGACGAAAAGGAAGAACAATAGCCGCACTCAGGCGGCGGAAAGGAGGTATTCCGTGGAACCAAAATTTAAAGTCGTTCCCGTGGCAATGGACTTCAATAAACTTCTACCTTCCATTTTGGGAATGACAGAAAATCAATTAATAAGTGAACTCAAACGAAAAATTGATGAAAAAAGGAGGACAAGCACATGAGCACAGAAATGACAGTGGCATTTATCGTTCTGGCGGTATGGAGCGCCGTATTCACAGCGGCATATATTGGCGAGCGGTACCGGAACCGGAAGCTGAGGAACGCTTTAAAGAAGAAAAGGAGCCAGTACATAAGAGAGGTGAGTTATGGAAATGAAACAATCCATCTGTGACAAAGACTGCTTTCACTGCCGTTTTTCAGATTGTGTTAACCACTACGGCCCATATACTGAGGCGAAAGACATTAAAAAGGCTTTGAATGGGCAAAAGAAAAGCCGCCCTCGCGACTGGCATCACGAAGAGCGGCAAACGAAAAACAACTGAGTATATTTTAAACCAAAACAGGAGGTTTGTCAAATGGACGATAAAGAGTTAATGATCTGTCTAATGAAAAGATGTTTAGAGCTGGAGAAAGAAATCGAAAAGCAAAAGTTATCCGGAGACTATTGGTTCCGGGAATGTGAGAGGCTGAAAAATGAACAGAAGCAATGATAACGGCCTCTCCCGCGCGGAATTTGAGTACCTGTATGATACCGATAACGAGGAACCGGAAACGGATAAAAGCCCGGAATACGAAGCCCTGGAGTGGATAAAGGAGGTATGTTATGCCTACCAAAGAAATAGTTGAATTCACCCGATACACTGTCCCCATAGAGATCAGATTTATAAACGGTCTGGAGTGCTGCGAGTGGTGTAATCATAGTTTTATGAACATGAAACGGCATTTTGAATGTGACCTTACTCATGAGGAAATGGCCAGCCCTAGAGATTCTATTGGGTGGAAGTGCCCGGTCAGAAAATTGGAAAAGGAGGAATAGCGTTGGGAATTCCCGTGTTAATTTTAGGGGAATCCGGCTCCGGAAAATCCGCGTCGCTTAGGAATTTCAAGCCCGGAGAAATTCTGATTTTTAACGTGGCAAACAAACCGCTGCCGTTCCGGGAAAAACTGGATTGCCTGGACAAATCAGGATACCGGGCTATCTTTGAAGAATTTAAGGCCCAAAAATACAAACGGTATGTGGTGGACGACAGCCAATATCTTTTGGCGTTTGAATCGTTCGCAAAGGCAAAGGAAAACGGATATCAAAAATTTACGGATATGGCCCTTCACTTCTACTCTTTAATCAAAACCGTTACAGAAGGACTTCCGGACGATACCGTGGTGTATTTCCTGCACCATGTCCAAAAAACTGACTATGGAATAAAAGCCAAAACCATCGGTAAAATGCTGGACGATCAGTTGACCGTTGAGGGATTGTTTTCAATCGTTCTCATGGCTGAGTTTGACAATGGACGCTATTATTTCCGAACTCAAACCAACGGAAACGATACGGTAAAAAGCCCTATCGGTATGTTTGACCGGGAAATTGATAACGATCTGAAGACAGTCGATCAAAAAATCCGGGAATACTGGGGGATTTGATATGGCACGGTTTATTGATTTCCGCCCGGATCATTCTGTCCCCGGCCGGAGGGAAACCGGGAAAGAATTTATAAACGCCAAATATATTAAAAAGGTGTATTTGGTGCTGCCGTTTCGGAACGAAATTCGGATTGATACGGTAGATAAAAATGGAAATACCCTCTCTTTTACCGAGCGGTATAAAAACGCTAAAGATTGCAGAGCCAGAATGAATGAGCTAAAAAGAAAATTAAACATATTTTAGGAGGTACATAACAATGAAGCCAGTAAACAATTGGGAACAGGTAAAAGCAGCGTCGAACCGCCAGCAGCTTCCAAAGGGCGGGTATGTCTGCAGGATCATGAATGGTGAGATCAAGACGTTTAATGGAAAAAACGGCCCTTTTGATTGTCTTGAAATCAGCATCGATGTCTCGGAAGGTGAATTCAAGGATTTTTACGCTGCGGATTACCGGGGACAGAATCAGGAAGATAAAAAATGGCGGGGGGTCTTGCGTCTTTATGTCCCCAAGGACGACGGCAGCGATATGGACGAATGGAACAAATCCAAGCTGAAGGCCGCAACCAACGCGGTTGAGGACAGCAATCAGGGCTATCACTGGGATTGGAACGAAGCCGGGTTAAAAGGAAAGCTTGTCGGCTGCCTGATTCGGAACGAGGAATGGGAATACAACGGGAAAACAGGCTGGAACACAAAACCCTTTAAATTTGTGCCTGTCTCTGATATCAAAAACGGAAAGTTTGAAATTCCAAAGGACAAGCCCTTGAATAAAAAAACATCTAATTCTGATGATTCTGGAATCGTAAGCGCCAACGCCGGAATCGATTCTTATCTGGAAGACCTCCCGTTTTAGCCTATGGACCATTTTGATGTAAAACGTTCCCTGGACAGCATGGTGATCCTGGTGGATACCAGGGAGCAGGATACCCCTTCCCTGCGCCGAAGGCTGGAGCTTATAAAATGCCCCTGGGAACGCCAAAAGCTGGATTTTGGGGACTATTCCGCAAAATGCAGACTGCCAGACGGGGAATGGCTTGACCTTTCCCCAAAGGTAGCAGTCGAACGGAAAATGAGCTTTGACGAGCTGTGCGCCTGCTTTTGCAGAGGAAGGCAGCGCTTTACCAGAGAGTTCGAGCGGGCCAGAAAAGCAGGAGCCACCGTCTACCTGTTAATCGAAAACGCCTCCTGGGAAAACGCGTTTGCCGGAAAATACCACAGCAAAATGAACCCAAAATCGTTTATCGCAAGTATGACGGCATGGCTCGCCCGGTACCGCTGTCAGCTCATATTCTGTAAATCGGAAACGACGGGGGTTTTAATCCATGAAATCCTTTATCGAGAATTAAAAGAGGTTTTAGAAAGCGGGGCGGAAAACTTTGGCAGTACAGCTTAACGGGTTTGTCAAGATCCATAGAAAGCTGGTTCAATGGGGCTGGTATACGGATAATGTGGTCAAAGGCGTGTTTTTACATATCCTTTTAACGGCTAATTTTAAGCCGATGGAATGGCAGGGAAGGACAATTTTTCCGGGCCAATTGGTGACAAGTGTTGCCAGAATGGGCGCTGATTTAGGATTTTCACCCCGGCAGGTAAGAACCGCTTTAGACAAGTTAAAATCGACAAACGAAATAACAATCGAAACGACAAACAGATATAGTTTGATAACGGTTACAAATTGGGAAGAATATCAAACTTTATCCGAAATACAGGCAAACAAAAAGGCGAAGTATTCCGCAAACAAATGTCAAACAGATGACAAACAAATGACAAACAAACGACAACAACGTAAGAATGATAAGAAATATACTTCGTATATAAAAGAAGAAAAGAAGGCGGCTGCGCCGCAGGAGGTATTCCCTCCGGGAATTGAAACGCAGGAAGAGCTGGAGGCGTTAAAGGCCAGACTGAGGGAGTGAGAAAATGCCTTATGAATTAAAGCGGGAGGATATCCTTGGTTTGGCTCGGAGGTTAAACGCCGAAACGCATGAAAAGGGAGAAGAGCTGTTTTTTAAATACTGCCCTTTCTGCGGCGGGGACGGTCATGACCGCAACACCTTCAGCATCAACCTGAAAACCGGAATGTTTAAATGCTTCCGGGCTTCCTGCGGAAGACAAGGCCATTTCGTACAGATGGCCAGAGAGTTTTCTTACCCTTTGGATTTTCAAGCGTCCGGAAAAAGCAAAACGGTTTACAGGGCGCTTCCCCAAAAAGAAATCCAGGTGCGCGATCCGGCCGTTATTTATCTGGAATCCAGAGGGATCAGCCGGGAAACCGCAAAACGGTATCAGATCACTACCCGAAAGGATATGCCGAATGTTCTGGCTTTCCCTTTTTACGATCAAGACGGAGTGCTCCGGTTCGTGAAATACCGTAAGACGGATTTTGATAAATCCAGGGATAAAAACAAGGAATGGTGCGAAAAGGACACCATGCCGATTCTGTTCGGAATGAAGCAGTGCGTTGATTTTGAGACACTGGTTATCACAGAGGGACAAATAGACAGTTTAACGCTGGCTGACTGCGGGATCAAAAACGCGGTTTCTGTGCCCACGGGAGCGCTTGGATTCACCTGGCTGGAAAACTGCTGGGACTGGGTTTTGAAATTTAAAGAGGTTGTTGTTTTCGGAGACTACGAAAACGGAAAAATCACCGTAGCGGACGAGCTTTCCAAAAGGCTTCCGATGCCGGTAAGGGTTACCCAGCCGGAGGATTATTTCGGAGAAAAGGACGCCAACGACATTTTAAGGCGCTATGGAAAAGAGGCTGTAGTTTCCGCCGTACATAACGCGAAGCTGAAGCCTGTAAACCGGGTCAAAGAACTGGCGGACGTTCAGGCGGTAGATATTTACAGCATGGAGCGGATTTTCACCGGAATTAATGAAATCGACCGTATTATTGGAGGTTTCTATTTTGGACAGGTAATTCTGCTGACCGGAAAACGCGGCGAAGGTAAAAGCACATTTATGAGCCAGCTGATTGTGGAAGCTTTGGAACAGGGATACAAAACTTTCGCGTACAGCGGTGAGCTGACGGATTATCACTTTAAGCGCTGGCTGGATTTTCAGGCGGCAGGGCCGGACAACATTGTATCAAACAAAGATCAATTCGGAGAAGAAACCTACCTGTTAACCAATGAAGTGATCGACAAGCTTAACAACTGGTATCGCGGAAAGGCTTATCTTTATGATAATTCGGCAGTAATTGAAAGCGAAGAATTGGAATCCCTGCTGGTAACCATTGAAAAGGCAGTATGCCGGTATGGAATCCGGTTTGTGTGCATTGATAATTTAATGACCGCCCTTGATGTGGATATGAGAGACGACCTCTACCGGGCGCAGTCAAAGTTTTTGAGAGAATTGAAGCTGCTGGCCGATCGCCACAATATTGTGGTTCTCTTAGTGGCACACCCCAGAAAAATGAAAGACGGGAATTTTGCTAATGACGATGTTGCCGGCAGCGGGGATATTACAAACCGGGTTGATGTAGTGATGTCTTATTCCAGAAGCGAGGACGAAGCCTGTGACAGTAAGCTCGCTATTACGAAAAATAGGCTCACCGGCAGGCTGGCAATGGGAGAAAAACAGATCAAGCTTTTTTACAGCAATAAATCCAAACGGATCACCAGCGTTCAGTCGAATGGGAAAAATTACAGTTGGAAATCCGAAAAGGAAATGATTGAATCCGGCCTGCTGGATTTGCCGTTCTGAGGTGCGATATGACGTTTGATGAATTATCTCTTATGGCTTTTCGCAATGATCCCCTTCCCCGCTTCGTAAAACTGCATGAAATGGCCGCGTATTTCAGTCTGCAAAACATTTACTGGAGCTATGAGCGCCACTTTATTTCAAAGGAGCAGGCCGCAAAAAGCAAAGAGGAACTCCGGCACCGGTTTGAAGAGGAAGCGCAAAAGTATGTGGAGGATTTAAAATCCAGACAATACATTGACCACATTCGTGTGGCGTTCGGCGGGCAGTTCAAGGCCGTGAAGGAAAGCGGCTGTCCTGTCTGCCGGCGGCTGGTGGAGATTTTGGACGGGAGGGGTTTCGGTGAAAGCTAGAATTCCTAATTCAGCTAAGCTTACAAAAAAGCAGATAAAAGCCGCTGAAAGTTATTCCAGGCAGGTAATGAAAGCCGATCAGGAAAGGTTTTTACGCCGGTATTTTAAACTGATGTGTTATGTCCTGAATCGTGACTTTGGCTTTGGTTCGAAACGCTGCTTGTCAGTAATTGGTGGAATCAGCAGACTTTCCGCAGAGCATGACCAGGACGAAATATTTTGGGAACATTTAGACCGGGTGGTTATCGACGAAATGAAGCTTGATTTTAAAAGAGATTAACCCAGCCGCAAACAGGCGGGCGAAAGGAGTTTTAAAAATGTATATTACTTACGAATTATTGAAAGAAAAAGGCGCATGTTCTGATGGTTTGAATTGGTTTAAACAAAATTTCCCGGAAGGTTGTGAACTTAACGAAGAAACCATTGCAAGGGTGGAAAAATGCGATACCCGTTTTGTATGGTGGTTTTATAACAATATCCAGCAGGATAAAAGATTATATAAGCTTTGCGGCGTGAACGGGTCTGGCGGCGTGAGCTGGTCTAACGGCGTGAACTGGTCTAACGGCGTGAACTGGTCTAACGGCGTGAACGGGTCTAACGGCGTGAACTGGTCTTGCGGCGTGAACGAGTCTCACGGCGTGAACGGGTCTGACGGCGTGAACGGGTCTAACGGCGTAAACAGGTCTGACGGCGTGAACAGGTCTTTCGGCGTGAACAGGTCTGACGGCGTGAGCTGGTCTAACGGCGTGAACTGGTCTAACGGCGTGAACTGGTCTAACGGCGTGAACGGGTCTTTCGGAATATTAAATTCATATGGGGTAGACCGCGCTTTATTTTTAGCGAACAAAAAAAGAGTATATCTGATATTTGGAAAAGAGGTTTCAGAGGGCAGATTCCTTGAGATAGAAAATAATTTATATAGAAAGCTGGGGAGCTGGAAGCCGACATTCAACAACATAAAAGCCCTATATCTTAAAAACGGTTCAGATTGGAAGCTTACACCTATCAAAAACGCAGAAGAAATTTCAAAACAAGAGGCATGGAAGGATATGCCAAGAAAAGCAGTCGAATATGTCGCTTCCCTGCCTGAATTTGACGCGGATATGTTTTTTGAAATCACCTGTATTGACTTGGGATAACCCCGCCGCAAACAGGCGGGAAATAAGGAGTGATTTAGTTGCTTGAGATATGTCCGATAAGCTTAAAGGAGGCCAATGCTTTTGTAGAGCAGCATCACCGACACCATAAGCCTGTCACAGGGCACAAATTTTCTATTGGCTGCACCGACGGAGAAAAAATTGTGGGCGTTGCCATTGTAGGAAGGCCCGTCAGCCGTTATCTTGACGACAGCTGGACCTTGGAGGTTAACCGGCTTTGCACAGACGGCACACGCAACGCTTGCAGCATGCTTTATGCGGCGGCCTGGAGAACTGCCAGGGCTATGGGCTACCATAAGCTTGTCACTTACATATTAGAAAGTGAGAACGGGGCAAGCCTGAGGGCTGCCGGCTGGAAATGTGCAGGCAGGGCTGGAGGGCTTCGATGGACCGGAAAGCGCCGTCCAAGCGTGGACTTATGTCCCGCACAGATGAAGCTTAGATTTGAAGTCACAGACGGGAACGGAGGACAAAAGAAATGATCATAAAAACTTATGACCAGCTTTTCGATGCAGAGGATAAGGAGGCAAACCATGACTGATTATATAGAAAGGGATTCAGCATTAAGGATAATAATACAAAAACAGAAAGAATTATGCCCGCTTGGAACATATGGCAAAAAATATGTAGATGGCTATGACCGTGAAAAATTTGACGACTGGCAAGAGATTATCGATGGAATAGAATCGGTTCCCGCCGCCGACGTTGAAGAGGTGAAGCATGGGAAGTGGATTGAATATCCACGTGCACATTATTTCAAGTGTAGTGAATGCAAAGAAACTGTTCCATATAAAAAAGCTGTTTTAATAAGGGGTAAGCGAAAATATAAATACTGCCCCCACTGCGGCGCGAAGATGGGTGCGGAGGGATAGTTATGTGTAATTACTGCCAAACTCCAATTTATATCAAAACAATTCAATATTGTAAATCTTTACTTGCTCCATTGACACCAGAACAAGAACTGAGAGATAAACTATTGGATATGACTGGGGAAGTTTATGTGAATATTCCAAAAAAGTATTGTCCATTTTGCGGTGCAAAGATGGATTTGGAGGACTAAGCTATGACAAGAAAAGAAGCGATTAAAGTTCTTGAAAATCGTACTCAATATTTTGTGTCTGTGCAAGATTTAGTCGCGCTAAATATGGCTATTGATGCTCTATACCCCGTCAGCCGGGAACAGGTTGAGAAAGTGTGGAGGGGTGAGTGGAAGAACTATTTGCCGTCGCTAGGTACTGGGAATATACAATATCGTTGCACAACGTGCGGAAGGACACCGGATGATGAAATGCCATTTTGTCCATTTTGCGGTGCCGCAATGACAGACGAGGCCGTGCAGATGGTAATGAAGAGATTGGAGGTGCTGAAAGATGAAAGTTAGACCGATTGACGGAAATAGACTTTTGAAAATGATGTCACATTGGAAACCATATATGGATATGGATAAGGTGCGAAAGGCGGTCGAAAACATGCCCACTCTCACCCAGCCAAATGAGCCGCTAACAATGAAAGAGCTCCGAGAAATGAATGGTTAACCGGTATGGCTGGCTGAGGAAAAAGTTTGGGCACTTTTGCAGGTGTGGGACGATGACAACATCGATGCAGTTTTTTCAATGCCGATAGGGTGCTTTCACGCGGAACCTATAATCGGCACAAAAATTTACCGCCACCCGCTTCCAGAACCGCCTGAGGAGGAATGAGATATGGCACAATTTTATAAAATGACTTTATACGTCTGTGATTTAGAAGATGATTTGTCTTTAAAAGAAATTAAAACGTTAATTGACGAACGTGCGTTATCCGGCGTGTCGGTTAATGCTATTTGTCGGTTTTCAAATGAACAGACGGGAAAACAAATTGCATGGCATGATGATGTTGATATTAATAAACTGGATTGCCCTATATCCGCTTGGGAAAAGTATTTCGATTCAGAAACCACCTGAGGAGGATTAGTTATGACAAATTTTGAAAAGCTCAAAAATATGACCCCGGAACAAATTGCGGCAGAATTTATGATTTTTAGGCCGTCTGACGCCTGCTTCGATGACGAAAATAGGAATTATTACGCATTAGACGGAAGTTGGCACCAATATTCGCAGGATTGCTTTCAGGCAAATGTAAAGTGGCTTAACGAGGAAATTCCATATATTAAAGAACTGGAAGCCGAACTCTACCACCTAAGACATGAAAGAGATCAAGTGGTAAAGGATTTGTTGGATTACGAGGCCATTGGCCTTAAGCCGGAAGAAATAAAGGAAATTCTAAATGCGGTTAACGGAGGATTAGCCGCTAAAAATGGAATTTGGTGTCCTAAGTGTGGTGATGCTCTTGATATTGATATCGTTAATGGAGTTCTTGCTATTGGCTGTTTTGGCTGCGGAGAGTATACACCAGTATCGGAATTAATGAAGCTGCATTTAAACGACGCTGTCCCCGTAGTTAGGTGTAAGGATTGTATAAAATGGGAAGCAGATGGAAGTTACGAATTTGATGATGACGGAACAAAAAAAGCTATAGGTTGATTGTTCAAATTCTTTGCATCATTGTAAAGATAACCATTATTGCAACTATGGCGAAAGGAAGGAATCAAATGAATGAAGAGCATTATTTCCTGCGACCCCCGATCATCATAAGCGAAGAGGAATTAAAAAGGCAAAAGAGAGATCCTAAACTCCTGATAGAAAAATTTGAACGGCTGAGACGGTGCGAATTAAATTCCGGAAAGTCTGAATCTCACCCGGACGTTATGAAACTGTCTGAAATGATCGAGAAGTTAAGAAAAGAGGAAAAATCATGAAAGGACTTGCCCGCTTCACAAAAAACAGACTTTGTGTGGTATGGCTTATCATTACCGCCTGCGCCTTATGTGATCTTTTCCAAACCGTTGTTAATGGAAACACGCAAAACACTTGGATTAATTTTATCATGAAGCTGATATGGTCTATTGGAATTGCACAGGCTTATGAATTTGGATTTAGAAACGGAAAGGAGAATTAATATGACAGGCTGGCAATTATTACTTTTAGGTTATTTTTTAGGCACACCGTTAGGCTTCTTGCTTTGTTCCGTTCTGGTGGCAAGCAAAGACCCGCCAAAGCCGCACACTACTTGCAAAAACTGCGTACATAGAAACAAGAAGGGATGCCCTTTCTCCCATATCGAATGTGATGTGACCGGGGATTCTATTTTCTGGCATACTAACAAACAAGACGACTTCTATTGCAAAGACGCCAAAGCACATGAACCGGAAAAGCTGTGAAGGGTGCGTCTATTATAGAGCACTGGCCACCCACGGATATGGATTCGTTAAATACTGTAATTATCTTTTAGACACCGGTAAGCCTAGAGGTTGCCCGCCGGAGAAGTGTGATAAAAAGACTGTCAGGAGGTTGAAAATTGACAAAGAAAGAGTTTCTAAATCAATATCTAAACGCCGAAAAAGAAATCGGAATCAAGCTTGACCAAATAGCCAGGCTCAGAGAACTATCAACAAAAACAACCCAAACTTTAACCCCTGACAGAGTAAAAGGCAATTCCGAAAACCGCCTGGAATCCTCTGTATCTAAAATTGTGGATATAGAAAGAGAAATCGGGGCTTCTATTGATCAGCTTAAAAGAACCCGCTTGCAAGTGGAAAGCGTCATTAATTCTGTCCCTAACGTGAACCAAAGAAACGTGTTGAGGTTAAGGTACATAAGCGGAAAAACTTGGGAGCAAATCGCGGTAGATCTGGATTTTTCTTATCAATGGGTTTGTGAGCTGCATGGGCGGGCACTCCAAAATATTTCTCCGATAGTTGATAGAAGTTGATATTCAACCTATGATATCATTAAACTAAAGAAAGTTTATGTAATACGACCTCCAAACAGCCGTAGCGCGGACGGTAATAATATCCGCGCTGTATTTCTGGCAGGATAAACGGTTAAGTCGCAGGCCTCATGAGCCTTGAGGAGCAAGTTCAACTCTTGCGCCAGGAACCAATTAGAACCCGTCTCGCCTCTCAACGATGCGTACCATGACGCACAGATGCCAAAAAGTCCTAGGCTTTTCATGTTTCCGTGGTCTACCTGAGCACAGGCGTGGCGGAGACACATACTTAACAGGCGTCTTACGAATTCCTCCCACCTATCCGGGAATTGATAGTAGTTTGACGCCTTATAAACTGCGGGGCCGCTCCCCTCCGACAGCCGGACGGAATACAGACCGATAGCAACTGTGACACGACGGAGAGCAACGCCGGATAGTCCACAATGAGAGGACGGCAGACACGCCGCCAACATACCTAGAGAGATGACAAGATGCGTGTTCGATAAAATATTTTTCAGCCCTTTTGCTATTAGCGGAGGGCTTTTCTTAATACCCAAAACAGGAAGTGATTTCATGTACTGCCCAAGAGATGGAAAGTGTGTTTTTGATGGCTTCAAGACGGCGGAAAAGCATATTTGCGCTTTGCCTAGATGTCAATATCCCCGTGAACTAAAACAGGCCTTACAGAACCGCATAGCCAATATTTTAGGACAGCCACAGGGCAGAACCAGGCAGGCGCGGGAACTTGAACTATTAAAAGAGCAAATTAGAAAGATAACTATGTAGGAGGGATAAAAGATCATGCAAGTAGAAACGATGGACGAAACCTTTTGCAAAGGCTGCCCTTATGGAAATGTAGAAATATTACAAACAGAGTATAACTATGGAAATGACTGTGAAACGATTGTATGGATTCGATGTATCCATTACGATATGTGTAAAAGGGCTTATAGGTTAAATAGAGATGTTCAACTATAAATCTACTAAATGGAAGCATAAGCAAAAAGCCATATTGCGCCGTGATGGATACATGTGCCAATGGTGCAAACGATACGGAAAGCAAATACCAGCCACTACAGTGCATCATATCAAACACGCTGATGAATACCCTGAGTTAGCATACACAGACAGCAATCTGATCAGCTTATGCTCCGGGTGCCACAATAAGGCACACCCTGAGAAATCGCAAAAGACAAGAGGATATAAATCATGAACGCACAAGAGTTTAAAGCACACATGCAATTGATATCAGTACAAGCCAGAGAAGATATAGAAGCCGCACACATAGAGGCTGATGATCTTCTTTGTAATCAGTTATCTGAACTTGGATACACCGAAGGAATTAAAATATTTCAAAGCGTGGAAAAATATTATGCGTAGTCCCCCCCTATCCGGCGCGCCTTCCGGACGCCTATAGGGAC